TGCTTCAGCCATTACTTACCTCCACCTGATTGTGATGTTGATGACGTGCTACCACTTGGTGCGCCCCATACTGCGTTAGTGTAATTACTTAAATGTTGTTGCTGGGCATTCTGTCCGTAGTCATGGCGAGCTATACTTGCGTCTAAAGCAGTCTGGTCAAAGCCAGCTTGTGCATTACCAGCGTTCATTAAATTTTGTGCGCCTATGTTTTGATTGCCAGCTATTGTACCAGCATTGTTCATTGCGTTAATTTGATTGCCACGTTCTGCTGCATAGTTTTGATAGGCGTATTGTCCAGCAGTATCAGCTAATGATTGAGCTAAGTTGCTAGAATTATTAGAAGCCATTTTTGCATGAGCATCCGAGCCATAACGACCTGACATACTAGCTTGGCTGTTTGTGTTTGTCATTGCATTGTTATACAAATCGGTTGCTTTTCTACCAGCGGTATTCATTACAGCATCAAAGTTAGGGTTATTTTGAAGAAAATCACCTTGTATCATCTGGTTGTTTAAGTTAGTTGCATTTTGTAACATAGGGTCATTAACATTAGCATTAGCAGTCATCATGTTGATAGCTTGCTGTTGTTGCGAATTAGGGTCTAAATATGTTTGCCCACCATAATACTCTGGAGCGCCTTTGTGGTATAAAGCCTGTTGCTGACTTAACGCATCTCTTACATAAGGAACTACGTTAGGGTCTAACTCATTTGTTGTCTGTGAGCTACCTCCACCGCCACCTTTAAATTCTTTAAGATTGGTAATGGGGTTAATAGTACCAGAGCCACCTACGGCTTTAAGTAGCTTTTGTTCCCAAGGATTTACATGAGCTAACTCTGTATCACCCTCTCGACCTAGTTTACCCAAGTCCTTGGCTAACCAGTTATATAGTTTAATTTTCATGCTTATAATCATTTTTGTTCCTTTGGTAATTTAAATTCTACTGTTATATATTTCCGTTCAAAGCCATAAAGCTTTGCCCAGAGCTTTGCTACACTTTCCGTTACAGCACTTCCAGTTACTCTATCACAACCTTGGTCTCTTGTGTAATCAAGAAATGCTTGCCAACCTTCTTTTGTATTTCTACCACCTATATAGCTAATGTACATACTTCTGAATGATGGAAAGTTATATTGTATTGTGGTAAATGCACACTTACAAACATCATCCACCATTATAAATATTAACTGCTGTTCACCTTTGCTACAAACGTACCTTAAATCTTCTAAAGTGAATTCTCCTTGCCCTTTATCAATTGCCTTTTTTAGTAATGGTTCTGCCATATGCCAATACTTATGAACGTACTGTGGTGCTATTACTACTAATTTACTTTTCATCCTTACTCCTATAAAGTTTTTACCCAAATATAACATAGTCATATACAGTACCATCAGCATCAGCACTATGACCTATTACAGCTTCTTGTTTACCTTTGCTTTTAACAAATGGTAGGTTAAATTCATTAGTTCCTCGTGCAGTAAATAATATCACTGACTCATAACCAATTCTCTCATCATACAACGTTGTTTCTGTTCCAGAAGATAGTGTAATACTACCAACAGAGTTTACACCACCATCTAATACTCTATTAACTACCTCTGCTATTTCTCTTGGTGTTGCATTGTTATTAAGCTTTCTATACATTACCTTGTCCCATTATCTGTAACGGTCATATCAAATGCTACTGCTGTTGTCCACCCACTACCTACAGGCTCTACTCTTACTCTATGATACCTACCGCCCGACCTTACATTGTTTCTATCTTCAAAAGGTTCTGATACTGCACCAAAGTTAATTGTATCGTCTAATGCTTGCCTTGATGCTATAGATATATTAGCCTGTCCGTTATCTACAATAGGCCTTACCATTGTAATAACAGAGTTGTTGTTACCTTCTAAGTCTAATGTTTCTAATCTAGGGTTTATACATTGACCTGTAAAAGATATAATCTTTTTATCTTTAGCACCAGCAAATATATACTTACCACCCATAAACATTCTGTCATCTAATGATGCTGGAACATCAGTATCTAAGTTAGGATATAACACACCCATCGTATCTATGTCAGTGCCTAGTGTTGCTAAGTTACCAACACAGAGTGCTTCAGTTTCTGTTCTTGACCATCTTCCTGTTTCTGTATGGTATATTAAGTTTTGTCTATTCCCAAAGTTATCTGCAAAATTCCAAATAACTAATTTAAGTATAGGATGAACTGTTGTTGACATATTAGGCAAAGCTAACAAATCAGCGTTAGCTAAAAACCACTCATCTACTTTGTTTGAGCCTATAGATTCTACTGAGTTACCATCTGTTTTATAAAAGCCATCAGTAGACAAGAAGTAACTTACGCCATTATCTTCAATGACTGACTTACCAGAGAAGCACCCAATAGTAGATATTTTATCAAACTGGAAGAAAAGAGGACTACCGACATATGACATTCTATACAATGCTTTTTCTAAAAATATAACACCAATTTCTCCACCAGTTATGTTTTGTATAGCACCACCATCAGGTATGTATTGTGAATCAGCTTGTGATTGTGGAGATTGTGAAGCTGGTCGCCATTCTTCTTCATTGTTAATATCAGACCATTTTACTAGGTTAGGCTTGTCGCCACTGTCTATATTTCCAGCTACAACAAAATCTCTTACAATACTCATACACTTTGCAGTTGGTGCTTGTGTAATAGGTTGGCTATAAGAGTCTAGCGTTTCTAAATTTTTAAACTTTGTAGAAGAGCCAATAGTCCAAGTTTGTATAACATTGTTTTCTTTACAGGCTAATACACGCTTACCAAAAGTTTCAAAATGCCATGCTTCAGGCGATGAATTATAACCACCAAGCCTACTAACAGACTCAATATCTACTACTGATCTTGATGTTAATGGTGTTGTTTTATATATCTGACTATCTGAACCACCAAACACTTGCACTAATGCACCATCTTTACCAGCATATACAGATGTAATTTCTTCGCCAGCGGGATTAGTAATATCTACTGGTGTAGGAAAAGGACTATAACCAACGTTGTTAGGGTAAACATTTCTAGCATCAGCTAATCCTGTGCTTTCTGTGCCTATTGTGCTAGGAAGATCAGGTGTCCATTCACCTAGTGCTACTCTTTTTACTGCCATTATCCTATACCCCCATCAATGTTTCCTGAAACTGCTATCTCTATACCAGATTGTACTATAGCTGGTCTTCCTTTACCTCCAGCACCGCCCTTTCCATACCCAGCATTACTACCAGCAGTACCGTTTTCTCCATTACTTGCACCATTACCACCTTTACCACCATAAATAACACCATCTGGGCCACCTATAACAAGCAAAGTACCTGATGGAGCTGGTTGTCCAACTTCACCTTGTGTTTTTGAATAGCCAGTAATGCCAGCTCCTTGTCCTCCATATCCTCCATCAGCACCTCCATTGCTTTGCATGTTAGCACCACCACCGCCACCGCCACCACCGCCACCAGCAATAGTTCCTGTGTTTACAATAGTGCAATCAAAGTTATTAGAGCTACCTTTAACTAAACCATATCCCCCATTGCCCCCAGCAGTACCATCTCTTCTACCAGATGTTCCACCAGAACCTCTAGCACCACCTCCACCAGCTATATAGCCATTATTGTTTATAATAACAGTTGAGCCAGCTTTAAAATTACCTACTGTAAACGCTGTTGTTCTGTAACCACTTGTAATGCCTGAAGATGATATAGTAACATTAGAATCAATATTAAATATTAATGATATTGGTTGTGATGGTTGTCCTACATAATTATATAAATTAAAGTTTGTTTGGTTGGTTGATAGCGTTACAGATTTAATCATCTCACGCCATGAGCCATTTTCTTTTATATATACATTGTTACATACACGCCAAGTGCCAGACTTTACCCAAATAGACCTCGGTAATTTCCATACACCATCTTGTTTTACATATAAACCAGCCATTTATACTTTGTACCAAACATCTCCATCAGAGCCACCTGAAGGGGATAAGCTAGACACTGTTTTTGCACCAATGGCATTAGTACCTATTTCTGCCATTACTATACTATCACTTTGTCCAGTTTTTGTTGTGCCATTAATAACACCGCCAGTAATAGCAACAGCATCAGAATCCTGTGTGGATATAGTTCCTAACGTTCCTACCTCTCTATCAACATATTCTGTTGTAGCTAGTTTAGTAGAATTGTCATCTGCTGGTTGTGTTGGAGCAGTTACAGTGCCAGTAAAATTAGCATTAGCTACAGTTAGTAAACCATTAATAGTAATAGGGTCATTGCTAGAGCCATCTTGTAGCTCTTTAATTTGACTCATGGTCATTCTAATTGCGTTGTTGATATTGCTAGGAGGACACCCCTCACTAATATTTACCCCACCTACGTCTGTGTTGGAAGCTGGATTACTATCCCACTCTGAAACCTTATTCTTTGCCATTGTTTATACCTTATGTATTGTTTTTAACGTAAAATGCACCAAGATTACATGGGTCATATTGCCATGATGTCATTGTGTTTTGTACTTTAGGGTGGTCAACTCTGCAATTTTCATAAGACTTATATGCCTTAGCTACTTTCCAATCGTTATCCACTCCGTATCCTACACCTACTATTAAACCTATAATTGCTAATACTTCCATAATATAATCCTCTTAGTTA